ACTATTTGGCGGTAATATCAATTTACGTTGGGACGGTAGCAATCTGTGGGTTCCAACTGCTCAGATCAACAGCTTGGCAGCTAACTCAGCTGTAGTCAACGGTAATTTACAAACCGCAGCCGTATTCACTGACAACTTACTTTTTGCTAATGGCCAGCCTTGGACTTTCGCCAGCAACTCATTAGTCAACGGTAGTAAAACTTTATTATTAGATTCTAGTGGTATCCTTAATCTCCCTATTAGCGTTACTGGTGGTGGATTAATACAAACAACCACAGACATACAACTAAACAGTAACGGAAGTTTTTACACATTTGGTGCTAACGGTCAGCTGACTAACCCAGGCGATATCGTTACTACAGCTAATGTCTCGGCCAACTTCTTTTTAGGTAACGGTGCTTTCTTAACCGGCTTACCAGCAACATATTCAAATTCCAATGTAGCTAACTACTTGCCTGTCTACTCAGGCAACATAGGTAATGGCTCAGGTTATGTATTTGGTAACGGCGCTTTCTTAACAGGTATTACTGGCGGCAGCAACACTAATTATTCCAATGCCAACGTAGCCAACTACTTGCCTATATATAACGATGTCATCGCAGCTAATACGATTACAGGTCCTACTGTAGGCAATGGCAGACTAACTTTACAAACAAACGGATACAGCATTATCGCCAATGCCTCGAACGGTGGCGGCATCGGCTTGTTCTCAGGCAACAGCGAATTTTATGTAACCAATGATGTTCCTGGTGTAGGTGTTTTCAGTGAAAATTTCAATGTTAAAACTTTTACCGACGGTAGTATATTCTTTGATATCAGTAATAGTAACAGCATATTTGAAATCGAAACCACAGTATCCACTTGGGAATTTACCGGCGAAGGTAATTTAACTGGTCTTGGCAACTCTAACATCAGTGTAACTGGCAACGCCTCAGCTGACTATTTCTTAGGTAACGGTCGTTACTTGACTGGCATACAAGCTGGCACAAATTATTCAAACGCTAATGTTGCTAACTACTTGCCCGTATACGATGGCAACATATTAGTCAATACTATCTCATCCACGGCAAACTTAAACTTGTCTGTAGCTAATGCCAGTGCTAATTGGACATTTGATGCCAATGGTGTTTTATACGGTCCTACAGGATTTGCTATCGGTAACACATACGGTGATGGTGCGCTCAACATAAAAGCACCGCCGGGTAATATTAGTTCTGGATATGCAGAATTCCAAAGCAATGACAGCAACAATTATGTTGGCGTTGATAATTATAATGCTTATATACAAACTGATTACAATGGTAATAACTACACTTGGACGTTTTCCAATACTGGCGTAACAACTGCGCCAGGCGATATCAATACTCCAGGCAACGTCTCAGCCATCTACTATTCGGGTAACGGTCGTTATTTGACCGGATTGTATTCAAATGCTGACGTTGCTAACTACTTGCCAACTTACACAGGCAATATTTCAGCAGGTAATATAGTTGTTAACAATCTAGCTAATATTGATTCGTTAGGCATTGGCAATATCCTACAATTTACCAACGCCGCTATATATTCAGTTCCTTATCTCAGTAACACCGGTGTTTTAACTTTTGGCAGCAATCTCAGTTTTGTAAACAATAACTTCCTTATTGACAACGATGGTGGCATAAACGTTATTAACGGTAACATATCTGCTGGTATCGACATCATTGCTGGCGGAAATATCACTGCCACTGGAAATTTAACTGGCACTTATGTATTAGGTAATGGATATTACTTAACAGGAATACAATACGGCAATATCGTTGGAGCTTATTCAAACAGCAACGTTGCTAACTACTTGCCTGTTTATGCAGGTGACTTATCCGCCAACAACATTACTTCTAACAATATAGTAGACGTAGGCAATATTGACGCTAATGTGCTTACTGTTAATTACGCTACTGTTGACTTTACATTAAACGTTGGTACAGCAAACCCAGCTAATATTATTGCTACTGGTAACATTACAGGCAATTACTACTTTGGTAACGGCCGTTACTTGACTGGTATTACTGGTGGCGGCAATGTTAACTTATCACAAACACCTTCGATCTATTTCCCAGTTACTAGCAACGGTGTTAATCAAACGTTCAGTAATAGTTACTTGGGCTTATACACTAGCAACGCAGACTTAAACATATTCTTAAACGGTGCTTACTTACCAAGCAATAACTTTACACTATCAGGTTCTACTATAACTGTCACTGCTAACTTAATCACAGGCGACTTATTAAGTGTTGCTAGTTTAATTGGCAACACACAACCGGCTAACTTGACTGCTACTGCCGCTGGTTCAAATACCCAAGTACAATTTAACAACAACGGTTTATTTGGCGCTAACTCTACATTCGCATTTGACACCGCGTTAGGTAATTTATCTGCTCCTTACTTTGTAGGTAATGGTTATTACTTGACTGGCATCGCCACAGGCAATTATTCAAATAGTAATGTAGCTAACTATTTGCCTACTTACTCAGGCAATATATCAGGCAATAACTTATCATTAGCAGGAAATATCGTGTTTGACGGTGTTGATATGTTTGTAGTAACAGCTACTACATCCAACACTAGTCCAAATCAAGTGTTATATCAAATCGCAGCCAGCTCTACTGATGCTGCTGACTTTGATGTTGTAGCAACTGACAGTATCGGTGGATCGAGACAGTCAGTTAAATTAAATTCAGTTACCTATGGAGGCAACACAGCTTATGTACAGTATGCTGGAATTGTAATAAATAATACATTAGGTAACTTCCAAGTTGTGCAAAGTGGGGGCAATGTGCAACTTACAGTAACGCCGACGGTCGGCAACCCCGTAAACTATACGATAATCGTAAAAAATTATTAACTAAGGAAACGAAATCATGGCTTTAAAAACTTTTAACTCACCCGGCGGATACAGTGCTGGTGACTTAGTCTCGGGCGCTACTACGGTAATACTAGCAAACGGTGACATAACAACTAACAACGGTACGTTCACAGGTAACTTATCGGCAAACTATCATTTAGGTAATGGTTACTACTTAACTGGCATACAGTATAGTAACATTACTGGCGCTTATTCAAATACTAATGTAGGCAATTACTTAGGTTCAAATGCAAACATTGTACTAGCACTAGGTACTGGTAATATTACAACACAAGGTAATATCCAAGGACAATACATCTTAGGTAATGGTGCATTCTTATCTGGATTACCTGCAACATACGGTAATGCTAACGTAGCCGCATATCTCCCCACATATACAGGCAACTTAGATTCGCTCACAGGTAATGTAACAACAACTGCTAACATATCAGCAAATTATGTTTTAGGTAATGGTGCATTCTTAACTGGCGTAGCTGCTAACTATGGTAATGCAAATGTGTTAGCTTACTTAGGTTCAAACGCTAACATTGATTTAGCTATCGGCACAGGTAATATTACTACACAAGGTAACGTAACAACTACTGCTAACTTGTCAGGTAATTATGTATTAGGTAACGGTTATTTCTTATCAGGAATCGCTGCTTCATACGGTAATGCAAACGTAGCTGCATTCTTAGGTTCAAATGCCAATGTTGATTTAACTGTTGGCACAGGTAACTTGACTACACAAGGTAATGTTACAGCTGGCAATATTACAACTGGCGGTACAAACGGTAACATTTCAGGCGCTGGTAACGTTATTGCTGGTTTCTTCTATGGCAATATCAGCAACACAACAGGCGGATATGGTAATGCAAACGTAGCTGCATTCTTAGGTTCAAATGCCAATGTTGATTTAACTGTTGGCACAGGTAACTTGACTACACAAGGTAATATTTTAGCTGGCGGTATTACAACTAGCGGTACAAACGGTAACATTTCAGGTGCTGGTAACGTTATTGCTAATTACTTCTATGGTGATATCAGTAATACTACAGGCGGGTATGGTAATGCTAACGTAGCTACTTACTTGGGTTCAAATGCCAACGTTAATCTAGCGATTGGCACTGGCGGTTTAACTGCTCAAGCTAATATTACTACTGGCGCTAATGTGCAAGGTGGTTACATTTTAGGTAATGGTTACTACTTGACAGGTTTAGCTGCAACATATGGTAATGCAAACGTAGCGGCTTACTTACCAACTTACACAGGTAACTTAGATTCAGTAGGTAATATCGCAGTAAGTAACAATGTAGTAATTTCTGGTAACTTGCGTGTCGATGGTACAACGACTACTATTAATTCAAATACAATCGTAACAGGTGATAAGAACATTGTTATCGCTAACGGCGCACAACAACCTAGTGACGCTAATGGCGCTGGTATTACTGTTGGTCCAAATGGTGCTTCATACACAGACATTACTTGGACTAGTTCAGGCAATGTTTGGACACTAAACAGTAATAGTGTAGCAGTGCTTACACTTAGTGCTAATAACGTATCAGCTGTAAGTTATGTTCAAGCCGCTAACGTTATAGCTAACTCATACTTACAAGTTGGCGCTACTAACATTGGACAAGCTAGTATCACAACTACAGCGACTGGAACACAAACTATCGCTAACGTTCCAACTACAGTAGGACAAGCGGTTGAGTTCTTAGTCAAAGGTTATGACACAGTAGCTAGTTACTATCAAATATCAACAGTTCACGCGATAAACGATGGTGCGGCAGCAGACTACACACAGTTTGGTGGAGTAGCTTTACCACAAGCTGTTGGTACATTGTCAGTAACATTAAGTGGTGGTGGCACAGTATTACAAGTAACTCCAACCAGTGCTAACAACATGACTTGGACTACACAATATAGAGTAATGTAAGGATAACGATGGCGCTATTTAACGCTTCACAAGGGGTAAGTGTAGGTAACATCGCTACACCTATCCCTGTTATAGACGATACAGGTAATGTTAGAACTACAGCTAATGTACAAGGTGGAAACTTAATCGCAACAAATTCCATCGTTACAACTGGCTCGGGTGGTAACATTACCGGCGCTTTTTTAATCACAGCAAATTACTTTAGTGGTGATGGCAGTAACTTAACTAATATCTCTGCTGGTTACGGTAATGCTAACGTAGCTAACTATCTAGCTTCAAATGCAAATGTAACTATTACAGTGTTGGGAGACATCACTACACAAGGCAACTTAAATGTCGGTAACGTAAGTAATTTATACGACGCCGCTATCAGCAACAGTATACAATTAGGATTTGGTGCTGTCTATGCTATGCCTTATCTCAGCAACACCGGATATTTAACTTTTAGTCCTAATATCAGTTATAATATCAATAGTGATAGTGCGCTCGTTAATTCAGGTAATGTGTCAGGCAATTACATACTAGGTAACGGTTCGCAACTTACTGGAATCGTTTCAAGTTATGGTAACAGTAATGTACAAACACTATTAAGCAGTAGAACTTTAGGTAACGTATTTTTAAGCACAGCAGGAGTAGGTGCCCCTACATTAGGCTCGTCGAGCGCAGGATCAAAATTAATATTATTTCCCAATGCTGACTCGGTTGGCGGCGGCAGAGCTGACTACGCATTAGGTATAGATGCTTACGAATTGTGGCAATCTGTTGCATCAAGTGCGCCCGAAGCTGGCAATCAATACAGATTCTCTTGGTATGGTGGAAATGTTTTAGCTGCACGACTAACTGGAGGCGGTAACTTAAATGTAGTTAATCAAATATCAACACCCACTGTTATTGCTAACTCCTTGGTAGCCAGCACAAACAGTAATATTTACATCACAGGTAACTTATTACCCAGTGCTAATCTTACATACACATTGGGCTCACCAGATGCCAAGTTTGCTAATATTTGGATCGGTCCTAACACTATCAACATACAGGACACTGCTAACAGTAACGTAAATGCCAGACTAACAGTTACCAACGGTGTTTTATTAATCGACGGAGTCAATCAAGTACAAGCACCAGGCGTTACCAACGGCAACAGTAACATCAGTATTGCTGCTAACGGTAATATCAGTATGTCGGTAAGCAGTACAGCCAATGTATTGACATTGACTACTGGTGGAGCAACAGTACAAGGTAATGCTACAGCTAACTATTTTATCGGCAACGGTTCACAATTAACTGGTATACAAGGCAACTATTCAAACGCTAACGTAGCCGGTTACTTGCCAACATATACTGGTAATTTAGTGTCATTAACTGGTAATGTTACGACTACTGCTAATATCTCAGCCAACTACTATTACGGCAACGGTTCACAATTAACTGGTATACAAGGCAACTATTCAAACGCTAACGTAGCTAACTACTTGCCAACATATACTGGTAATTTAGTGTCATTAACTGGCAATGTCGTAACAACTGCTAACGTAACTGCTAACTCACTATTGCTTACTGGTAATTTAATTAAAACAACCACTACAGGCAGTAACTTAACATTACAAGCTGATGCTAATGGTTCTGTTAACTTATTAGCCAGCGGGTTTAATGTTTATGCCAACAGTAATG